TCTTCCTTGACACCGATTATCTCATAGGTGTCAGTCTTCGATGGCTTCAGCTTCATGATGTTCGTGCTTCGCTTCTCCTCGTAGAAGGCGTCTCTGTTTCTTACAATGATACCCTCGTAGCCATCGGCTAGGAACGTATCAAGCAGCTCATGCACATCTGTCAAGCTGAGAGCCTGAAAGGTGGGAACTATCCAGACGCTAGGTGTGGCAAGATTGACTAGCAAAGCTAGTGTTGCAATACGCTGCTTCTGTGCTGTCCAAGGGACCTTGACATCAAAGATACTATACACTATCTGTGAATAGTCAGGATGCAGGCTGTTCTGCCGTGAGACGATGCTCCGAATGTCCTGGAGCTTTTTACCAGGCACCCAGAGTTCCCCGTCGAAGACACCCTCGTATTTCCAGGAGGCAAGCTCCTTATTAATGTGAGGAACACTGACAATTTCGTTGCCTTGGCTTGACAGCAACGTGACCCTGTCGTTCTCGCAGACCGCAAGGCAGCGATTGCCATTTATCTTTGGCTGACAAAGCCACGGCTTTGGCCACTTGAAAAGCCTGCGTTCCTCGAAAGGAACAGCCAGCATCACTCCTCTTCTTGCTCCCATCTTCCTTCCTCCCTGTTATATTTATATCCTACCTTGCGTAAGCACACACAGAGTGCATTTGCACTTACTCCACATTCCATGCTGAAAGACCTCATTGACCCAAAGATGCGAAGCACACGCTCAACGCCGCCATACTCGGCGAAAGCCTCGGAAGCGAGGCCGTGCGGAGCGTTGCTCCGTCGCTTATCTTTCAGCTTGATGCCGAGCTTCCGTAGATTTGTCCTGATGCAGTTTGGTGAAAAGCCCCAATACCTGACCATTCCAGCTACACCAATTGTCTTATATTGGTGCTCCAAGATGGCCTTCACGTTCTCGCCCAGGGTGTTTACCACCACCTGCAGAAAAGTATCCTCTGCCATCTTGTCACCCCCTTACCACTAGGAAGGTTAGCATCAGCAGTGCTAATGCAATTAACAAAGCTATAACGTCAAATTTTGACATTTCTGCCACCTCCTAGTGTCTCTGTTGTAGCGATAGCCTTTCTTGCGAAGATACTGACCGAGAGTGGAGGGACGTATTTTGCAAACGGAGCTGAACCGATGCATAGTCTGGAACATGCGAAGCACATTTTCAATACCGCCATACCTGGCGAAGGCTTCACAAGCGAGGCCGTGCGGAGCATTGTTGTAGAGCTTCGACTTTGTTCTGATACCAAGCTCCCGCAGCCCTTTATAAACGGAGTACGACGTAAATCCCCAGTGCTTCTGCATCCAGGTTGAGCCTTGCTCCCAATACTGCTCCCGCAGCTTCGTCCTTGCAAGTTCCTTGTTGCAGCCGTATGTCATCATGACGTTCCAAAGGAACGACCCTTTATAGTGCCCGCTTACTGCGGACGCAATGGCTGCTTTCAACTTCTCGTATAGAGGTCCTCCGAGCGAGTCCACAAGAGCAAACAGCTCCTGTGCTTCCCTATCGGAGAGCCACACTTCGAGTTTATTTCCTCGTCTGTCTCTTGGCATACCGTCCTCCTCTCCTCAAGATTTCCTTGTATCCTCGCTTCAACTGCTGATAAGCTTGTCGTCTGACATCTGCGATTAGCTGTCCACCAGCTAGCTGGTAAGACCTGAAGCGAGGACTATATGTCCTGCCGTATACCTCTCGCCTCAGTTGCTTGGCAACTCTTCCGTTCATTTCACCCTCCATAAACATACCAGATGTCGCCCGTTGGCTTTCCATCTGGCCCATTGTATACTCGCTTTACAAGACGCTGTCGCAAGACAGTGTCCATGACATTGTCAAACTTCTTGCTGTCAATGTCTCGCCAGACAAGACGCATGAGCTCCCTCTCTGTTATCCACTTCCGAGACTTGACAATCTCGACAACGAGGTTGACATCCGCAGCCACCAAGCTGCGGCCTACGGCCTTGAAGACATTGTGCATCTGGGCCTCCACCTCTTCAAGGTCTTGAAGCGAAGCCTCGATGTGGGGCCAGTCTACGACAAGGTCGTTCGACCTCGCTGCAGCGTGAACAATCGCAAGCTTCAGCAGATAAAGAGGCTTCCGCTCATACCAGCCATCGAAGACAGGGTCTGGACACAGCTGTGCTGTCCTGTCATAGTCGTTATACCACTCAATCCAGCGTTGCTTGCACTCAGGCGAGAACTCGTATGTTCCTGCTATGCGAGATATGATGTAGAGGTCGTTCTTGAGAGCCCTGCAGAGCTCTCGCTCTTCTTCATCCTCAATGGGAATTGGAACAGGCTTTGCCCGCCGTGTGGCCCAGACAAATATGATTCTCGACGTCAGTCCACTGCCGATGGCACTGCTCGGCAGCGAGGATGCAATACTCTCTGGTGTTGTCGCAGCAAGGACGTTGAGGAACACAGATGGAACGACATTTGTCCCAGTGTGTTTTGTTCGATACTTCCACGGGATTTCCTGAGCATCAAACAGGTCCGTTAACATAACAATCATCTTCGTGTTGTCGCCCTTCTGACCGAGAAAACTCTCGAACTCTTTCGACGTGACCGTGAGGCTGCTGTGCTGAAAGCGTGAGCCGTCAGGCATTTGCTCGTCAACTGCGCTGTTTTCCAAATCTTGAATCAGTGCCTGCGGTGTAACTGCATCAGCACTCAGAATAACATCGGGTATCTCTGACAGGAATTTTATTCCGAAGGAAATGGCCTGGCTCTTTCGAGCTGCACCTGGCGGTGCAACCAGCACAACATACATATTAGGATACACGTTTATCCTGCCAAGCGAAAGCTTCACTTTCTTGCGAAGCACAGCTGCAATCACAGACATAGCTACCCACCTGTGAAAGATTGTGGCACTCTCTGTGTTCCGCATATACCGAAGGTATGCTTCAATCCAGTCATTTAACATTCTCCCCATCGCTTACTATCTCCAGTCGATATCAAGCTCTTCCATGTCGCCCCAATACTCTCCAACCTTGAAGTCCACATCGATTATCATTGTCTCGTTATTGACAGGGATTTCTCTTATCATATGTTCACGCATCAGGCGGATGCATCTGTCGACCCTCTCAGGTTCGGCTGCTACATAGATTGCGTCATGGAGCTGGATGCAAACATCAAACTCGCTGCCGTGAGCTCGATAGAAGCTCTCTGCTGATATGTTGAGCAGGTCTCCGACTGAAGACTGTGGGATGTAGGCATACGCCTCTCGAAACAGAGCGTCGCCCCATCTCCCGAGGAAGCGGTGTCTTCGACCGAAGAGGTTGATGAGCGTCCTGTTCTGGCGGAGCTGCTGCTGTATCCGCATGTGCCAGCTCTTCAAGAGGTGGTTCTTCTCGTAGTAGCGGTCGAGCAGGGCCCGAGCCTGTGACAGTGTAACGCCGAGACGCTCGGCGACAGTTGCAGGACCTGCGGCATAGTTGCAAGCATGACGAAGTGTCTTCCCTACACGTCGCTGTGCTGGCGTGACCTCATCCACAGGTATTTCATACATGATGCTCGCTGTGTAGCGATGAATGTCATAGTTCTTCTTCCTCAAGGAAGGAGGCATTCCGAAGCTATCCTTGAACATCTTCATCAGGACAGTGTCAAGACACAAGTAGGCCACCACGACGGCTTCCGCCTGGACGTAGTCTGCTCCGATGAACACCTTCCCTTTCGGTGCTCGGTAGAGCACACGAGCATCTTCGGGAATGTTCTGTAGGTTGCCGCTGCCATATGGCAGGATAATGCTTTTGCTAGAACTCCAGCGACCACCAAACGACGTTCCTGCTATGTTGTAGCAGGTGTGCACCTTTCCTTCAGGGCTGACAGTGATATCCACAAAAGACGACTTCTTCTTGGCGACAGCCCGTCGTTCAAGGATGAGCCCAGGGACTGGGTGCACCTTTGCAAGCCTTTTCAAGGCCTGCTCATCTGTTGTTACTTTACGCTCTTGTTCTTTAGACTTGCGTCGCTTGAACTGCAACGGCAGACCAAGGTCGACGTAGAGCAAGCGTTTCACCTGCTCTGGCGAGTTGAAATTTATTTCACGACCGCACGCAGCAACAAGCTTCTCGTCGAGCTCTTTGAGCTTCTCATCGCACTCCTTGAGGAGCGTATCACGCTTTTCAAGGTCGACGCCTATGCCTTGCAGCTGCATGTAAATGGCCAGCTCAAGCTGCTTCATCTCCATATCGAAGATATGTTGTTGACCAGCATTTCGAACTTCCCGTTCCAGAATTGGAACGAGAGCAATGGTAGCTGCTGCGTCCTGGGCGTTGTAGAGGCCCATATCCCTACCCGAATAGGGCTTCCAGACAGGAACGTCCAAGCAGATGCTTGCGAGATAGCCCAGGTCTCTCGGCAGCTCAGGCCATACAACGTGAGCTGCAAGCAGCGTGTCCATGTACATCTTCCTTGGGAAGATGTGGTAGCGATACCACAGCATAGCTGCGTCGTAGACTGCGTTGTGCATCACAATTGGGCAGCGTTCGCATAGGCGAGCTACCGCTGACCAGATGGCGATTTCATCCCTCTCAGGCCACTTCGGATACTTGCCGTCTAGCAACTGGATGGAAATAGCAAAGTTCGGGTCGGCTGATAAGCCAATCCACGAGACATGAGTCTTGGTGGCCTCAAGGTCGAGGGCCACAGGGCCTTTGGCACTGTCGCAGAAATCTATGAACTCCTGCAAGGTTGGGCGGGTCTGGAAAACTCGCTTGTCCTCAGGGATTTGTGGGAACTTGCTGTGGTGAAGTGCCTTCCGCATGTCCAGAATGAACGTTGTTGCCAGCTCCCACTCGTAGTTCACCGCTTGTGGATGGTAGGTCGCAAGGACTTTCTGTCCCCTCACGAGTGTGGACTCCATAATATAGCCTCTATATGAGGCTATGCCCGTCTTGCCCGTCAGGGCCCACAGGGCTGTCCGCCCAAGGGCAACAACGATGTTCGGGCGATACTGCTCAATCTCCTCCTTGAGGAGATTGACCCACTCAACGAGTTGAGGTTTCGGCTTGGTGCAGGATGCGTCGTAGAAGTAATATTTTATGTCATTGGCAGGCGGCCTCTCACGAGCCACATTCGCTATGAGGCACTCTGCTCGGTTTATCCCTGCATACGATAGTAGCGAGTTGAGTGTCTTCCCCGCTCGCCCCACAAAGGGCCGTCCTGTCATGTCCTCTTCCTTTCCTGGGGCTTCGCCGACCAACATAATGTTGGCAGTCGGCGGACCCTCAGTAGGGACGAATGTCATGGTTTCACCTCCTTTGACAGGGCCTCGAGGGCAGCAGCATATGCCGTCTTGTCTATCTCACAGCCGATAGGCCGCATTTTCAATGACAGGGCTGCACGGAAAGTGCTGGCAGAGCCAGCAAACGGGTCGCAAACAACACTGTTGGGCATTACCGTCCGCTGAATAAGCTCACGCAGGAGCTCGACAGGCTTCTCTGTCGGATGGATGCGTTTGCTCGGCTCAACAGGCGGAACCTGTATCCAATCAGGACGTCCTTGCAGAACAAGCTCACTATCTGGCCTTCGGCAGTAGAGTATCATGTCGTAGCAGCTGGCTGGCCAGCACTTCGGTGCATTGCACTGGCCTACGGCTCGCTTGACCCATATGATGGGTCGGACGTGCGGAAGCCAGCCTACGGCCTCGAAGATTGTCCTGACGGCGTGGAAGTATTCAGGTGCTACGAATATCCAGGCGTGAGCTGTGCTCTTGCAGAAGCGAAAGCTTTCACGTGCGAGCACGGTGTAGAGTTCGAAAGCCTTGTCAGGCCTGTCGGTGAACTTATAGCCAGCCGTGCTAACACCACCCGTTTCACGGCCTACACTCGTGGCGATTTCATCTATGTTAATACCGTAAGGCGGGTCTGTCAAGAGCAGGTCGACAGACCTGTCTGGCACAGTCGGCATCCACTCCCTCGCATCCGCAAGGTGCAAATCCCACTCCGAGCGAGCTTGACGAGCGAGCTCAGCTCGTCGCAAGGCGACATCGATGCTCTTCGCCGCTCGCTTGATAGCGGATTTCTTCTTGAGCTTTGCAAGCTCAGGAAAAGTTTCCACAGCTTCCGCTATCTGGATATGCTCGATGACCTTAGCTCGGCTGACGCCAAGGCTTTCGGCAGTTTTGTCAAGCGTCCATCCGCCCTCTCGACCGCTTTGCGACTCGCCATAAAGCTTTTGCTTTATGTTGTGAAGGTCTCGTATAGCAAGAGCCTCCTCGGCGGGCGTAAGGTTCTCACGTTGTAGGTTCTCTTCGAGCTCGATTTCTCGCAGAACCAGCGGGTCGACTGCATCTATGTAAATACAGCGGACTTTCCGCTGTCCCATCTTGCACGCCGCTAGGCGGCGTCCACCTGCGACAAGTCGCATGTCACGAGTGACGATGATGGGGACAAACTGTCCGTATTTCTCCATAGAGCGGAGAAGCTTCTTCAGCTTCCGCTGGTCGACCTCCTTCCGATACCTCGGAAGGTCCTCGTCAAGGATGACGTCGTCGGGGTCAACCTCAAAGATTTCTCCTTCGTTGAAGTAAGACATCCTGTTTACCTCCAAGAAAAGTCAAATTTTGACGTTCTAGCTTCGTCTAACGATAGATGTCACATGACCACAGTCAGCACAGCGAAATAGCTCAATTGCGATAAGCTCCTCACGCCCAGTGTGCGACAGCACTGCGGAGACCTTTTTCAAAACGAAGACAGTTGTGAAGTATGTGCTTCCACACTCAGGGCACTCCACACTCGGACACTTTGACAGGTCAACCCTGACAGGCTGGCCTATGGCCTGCGGGCCGTGCCCTCCGTTACCATTACCACCTCTCTTCATCTCTTGCCCTCCTACTCCTTGCTTTTGGGCAGCACCTGTGAATGTCATACAGTCTCTCTACTTGCTCCCTTGACAGCACCGAACCAAAGCAGGCAGTGTCCTCTGAGAGAGAAGCAACCTCCCTACTGTTCAGGAAAACTCTGACTGTATTCCTTCTGCACATTACAGAGATGACAGTGCCTTCCGATGCTTCTCGGAGCAACTCGCCTATCAGCCACTCGGCTTGTCTCCTGACTCTGTCAGTCATCTTTGGCCCTCCTCTTCAGCTCCTTCAGCTTGCAGAACAGTTCAGACAAATGCTCCCTGTTTTCTGGACTTGTGATAAGAAAGTCACCATCGGAGTCCCAGATTATGGAATACCACTGGTCTTTGGGCAATACACGAAGCACCTGCTCCATCTCCTTCCGTTTCTTAAGCTGCTCATACCAAGCTGCAGGGTCTTCTGACATAACTTAACCTCCCTTGAGCGACGCTAGGTCACTCAGCCTAATGCCAATCCTTCTTGAGAAGAGCCCTCTCCTCCTTGGAGAGAAGAGGGCTTCGCCTCGGCTTCACAGTCGAAAGGTCCTTTTCACGCTGGCCCCGATAGGAGCGGATGAACCGCTCCCGCTCCTCTGGAGCCATTTGCGTGAAAGGCTTGTGCATCTCAAGAAGTTTCACTTCCCTTCTCCGACGGCAGTCATCCTGCGAATTTCATTGGACACTGTTCCCTCGTATTCACGGATGCCGACTTGCACGTCTACGTGCAAGCCAATCCATTCACCATTACGGATTGCCTCGGCAATCCTTGCTGGAGTGGACATGTCAATGCCCATAGCGTCGCAGAAGCGACGCAACATGTTGATTTTAGCCTGACGCTTTGTCATCCTGCCGTCACGGGTGAGCTCGTTCTCGTCCCCTTCCCGAGGGAGGAAGTTACGGTAGTAGAGGATGCTTCCGTCGATAGGAGTTTCACCGTCGCTCTTGACCCCACCGTTCTCGTTCAACGTTATCTGCCATACGACTGCGTTCTGGTCAGGGTCATACGACACTGCTGTTACGTGCCCGTGATATGTGCCTTGTGGCACCAGGGGCTCGGGTTTAAACTCTTCATCCACGTTGAAGTCCCCAGGAATGTAGGCTTCTTCCATTACTTTTGTCCTCCTTTCTCAATGTATTTCATAATCTCCTGCCAGTCGTTAGGAACGAAGTCTGGCAGGCGGTGCTCTTTGCCTGACAAAATTGAGCGGGCCTTTGTCAGGCCTATTGGCACAGTTTGCAAATACCACTGCGTAACACTCTTCTCTCGACGAGTCGTCGCATAATAGACTTCGTCAAAGTAGCCTGGGACCTTCTCAGACAACTGGCCCGTGAGCAGCGGACCGATGTCTATAATGGCCCCAGTTGACTCATCACGCTTGATGTCAATGTGCGAGAGCACAATGACATTGCAAGGCAATGATACTATCTGCCGCAGCTTGCCCTCCACGAGATTGCGAACCATCTGGTAATGGACGTTCCAGATTGGCCCGCCTGTAGGCGACCGCTTGGGGTCGAGCATAAGGGCTCGTTCCATCGCAAGGTCAGTCATCGTTGTCGTCGAGTCGACGACAATCGTCTTATACTTGTCGGCGACCTTGCGAAGCTGCAGCAAATCCTTTTCAAACTTAACCCAGTCCTGCCAGGTCATTTTGTAGGTCTCGTAGTCGAAGTCTCGACCTGCATACGTCAGTATGTGACCGTCGAAGTCGAAGACGAACCCAGGAGTCGGAGCACTCGCTGCGAAAGTGCTCTTCCCTGTTCCATATGAGCGACCATTATCTTCAGGTGCTGGGTGTTGGCCTTAACATCCTTCGCACTTGGCATACATGGCCTCCTTCATGTTGCTTATCCGCTTAAGCGTTGGCTCGAGATAATCTCGGGTTGTGCGGACGAAGCCAGGAATTGGAAAATCCTCGTTCTGCAGCTCGTCAAGCGACAGATGTCGCTCGCAAAGCGGTGCGTAGCAGCACTTGCCGAAGCGATAGCAGCTGTCAAACTGCATTGGCCAGCACCGACGTGCTTCGCACTGGGCGATTTGTTCCGCTGTTAAAGTGAAGCTTTGCCTCCACGCCTCGAGGTCACTGTCAGTAAAAATCATTGGCACTCGTCTGAAGGCGATTGTCTGCTTTCCCCACGTGCCATCTGCCTTGCGACGGCAAGATATCTGGTGGATAACGACGAGGCAGCCTTGGACTTCCAGCCCCATCATCTTTGCGGCGTAGGTGTAGCCCATTATCTGGGCTGAGCGATTGAGCCGCTCGGCGACAAGAGCAGCCGACTGGCCTGTTGTTTTGTGCTCTACAACGAAGGGAATACCGTCGAGCACAGCTCGCATGTCTATGCGACCGAAGAAGCCAAGGTTGTCGCCGACCTCAACAAAGAATGACTGCTCTGTGGCCTTCACCTCGAGAGAGCCAACGTCAGTCTGCTGAAATTCATCAATATACGCTAGTAGGGCTTCGCCTGCTGTGTCCAGCGTGCGATAGTCCTCCTCCCATTCAGGATGGACGGCCGTCTCCAGCTCCCAGATGGCCTTGCCGTAGGCCAAGGCTTGTTGCACGGCTTCGCTGAGCTTCGCTCCCGCCTTGACAGCACTGTAATAGCCCTCCATTATGGCGTGCCACGTGCTGCCGTAACGCAAGGCATTGCTGCCTTGCAGAGGGCGTAGCCCGCAGACGCAGGACAAGAAATACTTTCTCGGACAGGAGGCGAACGCCTCCCGTCCTGAATTGTCCAGCTTCATCATAGATTGATGCCCACTTTTGCAAGAGCGTCGATAATAGCCTGACGCTCGTCGTCTTCGAGACCAGCCAAGCGACGCTCCAATTCAGCCTTGCTGAGCTTCGGAGCGGCAGCCCGCTTTGCAGTCCACTCGCCACTTTTCAAGGTTTCCCAGCGACGCTCGATGGCTTCGCTAGCCTCTTCGCCGTCACGACCTGCAGCAGCATCACCCAGCACCTGCGATAAGCCGTGTATCATGAGCTTACGCTGGATGTCAGGCGAAAGCTCATCTACACTGTAAAAGCCACTTTGCCCCGTGCTTACAACAGTAATCTCAACACCGTTGTCCTTCGGGACTTTGTCCAGTTTCTTCACACTCATCC